GTATCTAAGAAGGTAGCAGGTGCTTACACCGTGCTCCCTTTATCAACGCAGAGTTCCACTACAAACACAACGCAACCTGGATTCTTAACTCAAACCCAGGCGGACAATCCATTCGGTGGGGCACCAGCACCCACCCAACAGAGCGCATCGGCGCATCCAACAACACCAACGTGCGTACACGGCGCGAGAATATTCCGACAGGGAATGAGCAAGACAACTGGGAAGCCTTACGCTTTCTGGGCTTGCCCGACACCTCAGGGAACTCCCGACCAATGTAAGCCAGTAAACTAAATAAGAATTATAAGTGGGGTAGTTAATCGGGGAAGGTGACTGCCCCACTTATAACACTAGACAGGAGAGTCGATGAGAACATTAGTAAGAAGTGTTGGCAGAGCCGACATAGGTGGCGAACCATTGCCCAGTTGTTTCAAAACATTTGATGCAAACAAAATTATATTTCGTAGAGCAGAAGTCTCTATGCTTGCTGGTGTACCAGGGGTCGGAAAGTCCACTCTAGCACTGGCTTTAGCCCTTCGTATGCACGTTCCCACTCTGTACGTTTCAGCAGATACCAATGCACACACTATGGCTATGCGCCTAGCGTCAATGATTAGTGGTAAGAATCAAACAGATGTTGAACACCTAATGAATACAGATACTGGTTGGACTAAGGCTGTGCTTCAGAAGGCAAGACACATCGTCTGGTCATTTGAATCTTCACCTACCCTGCAAGATATCCTTGAAGAAGTGGAAGCCTTTGAGGAACTATGGGGTGTACCACCTGAGGCTGTCTTCGTTGATAACCTTATGGATATAGCAACAGATGGTGGCGAAGAGTTCGCCTCTATGCGTGCCATTATGAAGGAGTTAAAGTATCTTGCTCGTGCTACTAACGCTGGGATTATTGTTCTCCACCATACTTCTGAAGGTGTACTGGGTACCCCTTGTCAACCACGTTCTGCGCTACAAGGGAAGGTGGCTCAACTCCCCGCTCTTATCTGTACTCTTGGTATCGTTGGTACTTCTATGGCTATTGCTCCTGTAAAGAATAGATATGGGCGTGCCGATGCTAACGCTAACCTCACTTGTTGGCTATCATTTAACCCTGAATATATGTATGTCGAAGACATCCCAGAGAACGGATAGGAAATGATTAGAGAAGAAGAAGACGATATGTCACAGGAGACTCGTGCTCTTGTAGTACTGAAGATTAAAGAAGAGACAGAGAAGTTAGTTCAGAAGATTGAAGCAGCCAAGGTACCCATCACTGATGAGTGGACTGATGGACTCAACGCTGGTTTAGCGTGGGCACAACGTATCTTGCGTAAGGATAAGAGTGCCACGTAATGGCAAACCCTAATGGGCGCAAAGGTTCTCAGTTTGAAACAGATGTAATGAAGTGGCTTCGTAAGATGGGTGCTATGGCTGAGCGTCTTACTAAGGCTGGTGCAAAAGATGAAGGTGATATGGTTTGTATGGTCGCGGGACGGACATACATACTCGAACTAAAAAACAGGAAGAGCCTATCGCTTCCTGAGTTTTGGCGAGAGGCACAGGTTGAGGCGGTTAACTACGCTAAGGCTAGGGATATATCGGAAGTACCCCTGCATTATGTTGTAGTTAAACGTCGCAACTCTGGCATAGAAAATGCTTGGGTCATTCAAGATTTAGAACAGTGGATGAAGGAGAAGTCAGGTGATAAAGATTGACAATGACTTGCCAAGCATCGCAGATGTCTTGCGTCACTATGGTGCGAACATACGACAAGGACACGGGCAAGTTAATCTCAAGTGCCCGTTCCATTCAGATACGCACCAATCTGGCAGCGCCAACCTCGATAAAAATATCTTTATATGCTTTGCCTGTGGCATTCAAGGCAACAGTTTACAACTCATAGCGCAACAGGAGAGAGTAAATATAAATGAAGCACGGACATTTGCAGAAGGAATTACTGGGCAAAGCCACCAAGAAGTACGCGGAAAGTATTCATCTGGCATACGATTACCTCGCAAGCAGAGGAATCAGTCAGGAAGTAGCACGTCTGGCGTCATTAGGCGTAGTCTCGGAACCTGAAGTTGGACACGAGCAGTACTCTGGACGCCTTGCCATACCGTATATAACCAAGACAGGTGTAGTAGACTTACGATTCAGAAGCCTTAACCCCGCAGTTGAACCCAAGTATATGGGTATGACTGGTGCTGAAACTAGAATGTACAACGTGCTCGACGTTGAACAAGCAGGAGATTTTATAGGGGTGTGTGAAGGTGAACTGGATACTATTACTCTCAGTTATTGTGTTGGCATTCCTTGTGTTGGTGTACCTGGAGCGAACTCCTGGAAGAAGCACTACACACGATTGCTTGCAGACTTTGAAAGAGTATTCATCTTTGCAGATGGTGACCAACCAGGTACAGAATTCGCCAAGGGTCTTGCCCGCGAACTACCAGTTACTATCGTCCAACTTCCTGAAGGGGAAGATGTTAATTCAATGTTCGTGCAAGCGGGGGCTGGATACTTCCACGAAAAACTGGATATTTAATTGAACGAGTTCGACCCTGAAGAACCACCCGAAGCCTACTGCCACGACTGTGATACTCAGTTCGATAACTCATTCGACTTGGTAGACCACACTCTGGAAGAGGATGAAGAGTTTGACCCTTACTACTTGCTACCTAATGGTATGAAGTTATTGCTTGGGTCGTTGCTTAGATTTATGTACAACCATTCAGATGAACCAGAACAGATTGAACTAATATCGCAGTCCACCTACATCACGCTGTTTGCAGCGGAGATGGGATTCGATATGATTGACGAATTAGTTGAGGATATGGTTGTTAAGTCTGCTATGCAGAACTTAGAACAGAACCTTGAGAAGTTACTATCAAAGGATACAGATGAAGAAGGCGGAGCGTGAAGAGATATGGCAGATTATAACCCACTTGGCAGGACTCGGACTCAACGTGAAGAGTTACACGGTGGAGGGCGAGATGCTGTCAGTCAACATTCACGTACCGATTTTGAACAAGCAGTCTGGGACACCTTAACTGAACTAGGTGAACTACTCCTAAGCAAGCACAGGGATTACGGTCCAAAGAATATATCTGATTCACCAGGTGGTCCTCTCAATGGGTTGCGTGTGCGTATGCACGACAAGACGGCACGCATTAACAACCTGATAGATAGCGGGTCACAGGCACAGCACGAACCGCTTGAAGATTCCTTCAAAGACTTGGCAAACTATGGTATAATTGCACTGTTAGTATTGCGAGGGAAATGGGATAAATGAAAGAACAGGAACTGTTCGACTGGCTTAAGGCAGAGAAGTTCCCCGACCTCATTCACTCCCCCGAAGAATATGATGGCTTTGATTGCACATCAGAAGAAGCAAAACTATTTATAGAATTAAAGTGCAGACGCACGCACTACCCTGAGTTACTGATTGAGAAGATGAAGTATGATTTCCTTCTTGAAGAGTCCGCTAAGTTAGGGCTTGCACCCTGGTATCTTAACTCCACGCCCGAAGGTATCTGGGCATTCGCTTTGCTTGACCTTAAAGATATTGAGTGGGAAGAAAAGTGGCTACCATCCACCACTGAGTTCGCTAATAAGAATAACAAGATGAAGATGGTTGGATTCATCCACGTTGACCAAGGGTTTAAGATTATATGATTGAGTGGGCACGCATTGAGCGTTGGGACTATGTGGTTGACTCTGTTGCTACTGAATACCATCGTAAGTTCGAGATAGACTTTGATGACATCAGACAATCCTTGTATCAGTGGTTCATTGAACATCCTAATAAGTTAAATGAGTGGGAAGCAATCGGTGAGAAGGATGCAAAGAACTTAATCTATCGTAGCCTACGCAACCAAGCATTAGATTATTGCCAGCGTTGGAAGGCTAAGTCAGGTGGCTATGAGACTAGCGATTTGTTTTATTATGAATCCGATATGGTCGAAGCACTGTTGCCCTCTGTATTACGTGGTGATTTCAACATCACTGCTCAGTTAAATCTTGGCAGACCAGGCAGACCTAGTGCACCCAATGAGGGTGGCAACCTAATGGCAATGATGATTGAAGTTGACTTTGGATTCTGGAAGTTAAGCAAAGACGATAGGAAGTTATTGTTCCTACGCTATGCGGAGGCTATGCACTTTGATGACATAGCCAAGGAGATGGAACTAGGTAGTGAAGACACTGCTCGTATGCGTAACAAGCGTGCCATCAAGAAACTAATCTATAAGATTGGTGGCTTCAAGCCTTACCGTGATGAGGACAATGAACCTCAAGACTCCTTAGAGTCATAGTCCACCTCACCTGGGTCAACCCATAGTATCTCAGGATAATCCTGTATCAACTCTGCGTGATGTAGTTCGATAACTTCTTTCCAACTTTGAATCGTATTCATCTTATCCTCCTGTGCTATAGAAACCAGTGCCATTGAACTTGACTGCTGGTGCTGACCATACTCTACTCATTGTTACTTGGCAACAGATTGGTTCTGTGTTGTCACCAAAACTTCTTTCAATCTCTTGTGTCCCACCGCAGGCTTCACACTTGTAATCATATGTCGGCATTATGTATCCCAATCCATTGGTGTTGGTGCTGTGGATTCTGACCCACATTCCTTGCACTTCTGTCGTAGGTCATACCAGCCCACCTCTCTTGATTCAATATCCCACATTACAGTAATCTCAAACATCAAACAACCACAGATACAAGCAAAGGTTGGATTCTCTAGGTTGTAAAGGTCGAACATCAGTACCAGTTCTTGCGGGAATGATGGGCTAGTGCCCTGCAAGGGGTGGAATAACGATGCTCGATATATTTATATGCATTCAATATCTGTATGTCAGGGTGTTTGCTTGTCTCCTTCAACACCTGTCCAATACCAAAGGCTGTTGACCTAGGGTTGTCAGCTAGGTGGTCGAACCTGCTCTCCTTAGTGAACAAGGTATAGGCACACCGCCTCTGCTTCAAGTCCCAGTTCCAACCCGCCTTGGCATAGCGCATAGCCATCACCTTATTGCGTTGCTTCTGTTCATAGGTAGCCTTGGTCTGCACTCCCTGCTTAGGTAAATGCTTACCGATATTAACCTTTACCTCTACATTGTGGGTCAATGGAAATGTCCACGCAAAGATGAACATAAGGATGAGGACAATCATTCTCTTCTTCATAGGATAATCTTAACACGCCACCCCCTTTATTTTGAATAGGTGTCTGCGTTCACGCTCAATCGTGCCTCCCCATATCCCGTGTCGCTCGTTGTTATCTACTGCATACTGCAGGCATTGCTTCTTAACATCACACATATTGCAGACTCTTCGTGCTATATCTGCTGAGTCTGGGTCACCCTGTTCAGGGTAAAATATCTCCGCATCTATCTGTGCACATAGTGCTGACTGCATCCATTGAGGTGGTAGGTACGCTGGGTTAATCATCCGATAACTCCTGTCAAATATAGAATAGTAATTGCTAATAGGTAGGGAATGATAAGCGTGCCACCGCCACCAAAGAATAAAACTAGGTAGATAAGTGAGGCGTGTTTAACTAACTTCATACCGCCTTAAGATGGGTCACCTTGAGTACCGACTCCGCTTCTGCGTGGTGTATATCTTCAAGGTGTACATTCATATGGGCTTGGTGTTGATACAACCATTCATCCTGTTGTGGATACTCCCATAGATGGAACTCCTTAGGTGGTTGGACACCATCGGGTAGCCACACATTCATAATGCGTACCCCTTCTACCTTATACGATACACGATACTGATTCATTATGCTCCCCCATCATAGACAACTTCATTATCATAACCACAAGTAGAACAGGTGAACCAGTAGGTACCGTTCTTATCTTCCCAATCCTCGTTCTCTGCCTCGCATTCATCGGCTTGGCACATCACTACATACTTACTCATCCTCGTCCCCCTCTGTCATAAGTCCTAGGTCACGCAACGCCTGCATTGCCTGTTCTAGTGTTGATATCGCTGTGTCAATCTGTTCTTTAGTACTCATTCTATTTTCCTCCGTCTATTGGTTGTCCACTTAGGGCAATCCCTAAGATACATAATACGATAATGGGTAGTGAGGCTAGTGTCAATGCCATCATCTCAAGCACCCGCAAGTCTTGACATCTACAAGATGGTCTCCGCAGATAATCATAGTCCACCCACTAGGCACTCTGTCATCGTCCCGATACATAGTCCATCCTCTGTCCACCAGAATCCCGTGACCATCCACCATATGAAGAGGGCTATGCCCGCTAGGATTAAGAGGGCACGCACTCGCTTGCCTCGCTTGTTGAGTTTCATACGAGCACCTCTGCCTCTGCGATAGCGCGACGGACATAGTTCTGATGCTTGCTAGTAGTGACACTGAACTTCTGCTCGACTACATACCACCCGTCGAATCCGTGCCACGCAATAGGGGTATTGTAAGAGTAAACGATATAGTCTATGCCCTTACTCACCGCGTCGTTATAGCGGGCGGTCTCTTCATCATCAAGCCTACCCGCCCCGATGTGTGCCGTCGTACCCATAAGGGCAGACGCCTTGAATTCTTGAGCCGTTGCGATGTAATGAATCGCGTCTCGTTGGTTCATCTGTTTCATTATGCAACCGCCTTTCGTGTCTTCTTCTCTAGTCGTGCCTGATATTGTGCGATAATAATCTGCTCGATAATCTCGCGCTCTGCTCTGTGGTCACCGCGTTCTGTGTTGATACGTTCGTTCTCTTCTCGGTTCTCCTCTTGAATGATAAGCCCGATAGCGTTGCGGTCTGCCTCTAATTGCTCGGTTGCTTCGTTGGAAATCTTTCGAATCTGTTCTTGCAACTCTCGAATCTTGTCTTGCTGTTCGTGATACTTACGTTCTGCCTCTTCTAGTTCTGCCTTGTGGCGGTCTCGTCCGTCGTAGTAGAGTTTCATACTCGCTTGATGGGCTTCGCTGTTCTTGCTATACCAACCGCTAGCGCGTAGCGCGTTCTCTAGCAATTCGGTAAACGCCTTAGACTGTCGGTCTGTAAGGCTCATTCGGTATTCGTGTGCATTCATTCTGTATTCCTCCTGTAGTTGGTTGGTTTAAGTGTTGCCTAATGTGCTAACGCGTGTCAATAGATATTGCTGTGAGATAGGATCTCTCGCAAGATTCCTTGAAAGATTTCTTCGCCTCTCGTACTGTGTACCCGTAGTAGGTGGAAGATTCGTACCACCGCACGCCCTCCCAATTAACTAAGGCGGTGATTACTATCGCCCCACTGTGCCCGATTTTTTCCGCGGTCATTCGCCCGCCTCCATTTCGTTTAGTGTCTCGTGTACTAAATCTGTATAGTAGAGGTAGAGGTCAAGACTCATTAGGTTGATGATGTCTATCTCCTCACCCCGCCCTAGTTCGGCGTGTCCCCGATTATCGTAATCTCCTGGCATCGCTTGCCATTCGGCGATGATAGTGTTGTTGTAAATCGGGAGATAACCCTCTACCCATTCGTGAGAGTCATCTCGCAGACTGTCTAGCGTTTCGCCTTGTTCGATAGCACGGGCAAATTCTTCCCTCATAGATTTCTTTATTGAGTAACTCATTTTCTATCCTCCTGTAGTTGTTGGTCTTACCTTGCCACCCCTTGCCCGTATTGACAAGGGGGTTACTGTGTGAGTTACCTCACTACTTATAGGCTTCCATTCGGCGAGCAAGATAAGCGATGTTATCCGATACAGTCTTGAGCAATTCGGTTGCCTTGACTGTCTTCGCTAGGTCTTGATGTTCGCCCTCTTCGATGACTACTTCAATCCCCTTGACTAACTTCTTCGCTAGGTCTATCTGTTGGCGATATTCCTTTTTTAGTACCTTGTCCATTTGCCTTGCCTCCTGTTGGTTGGTTGGGTTATTAAGTTATAGGTGAAACTTATCCCACACTCTACGCCTTGTCAACCCCTAACCCCCTATTTCTTCTGTGATTTACATCACACGAACGGATGTTCGAATACGCTCATTCTGGCACTATCCTTTTT